GTGGTATTTGAACCCAAAGAACTATCGCCAAAAACGGCATTAAAAGAACCGCTAGTATTTGCGTATAAGGCTTGTCTACCAACCACAGTCAGTGTTCCGCCAGTGGTGTTGGAATACGCAGCCTGAGTCCCCACTGCGGTGTTGTTGTTGGCGGTGGTGTTGCTATACCCCGCCTGATAACCCACTGCCGTGTTGCCGGAGGCGGTGGTGTTGGAGTAGAGGGCATCCCCGCCAAGTGCAGTATTGTAATCACCTGTCGAGTTTTTAAGTGCGCGGTATCCCACAGCGGTTGGATGTGATGCACTTGCGCTTGCATATAGTGCTTGGTAGCCAACGGCAGTTGCATGGTATCCATTTGAATTTGAATAATATGCTTGATAACCAATAGCAGTGTTGTTTGCCCCAGTCGTATTGCTGAATGCAGCCTGATACCCGACAGCCGTGTTGCTGGAGGCGGTGGTGTTGGAGTTAAGGGATTCCATCCCTAAAGCCGTGTTATTCCCACCGCTAGTATTTAATCTAAGGGCAAGGCTACCTAAAGCCGTGTTATTGCTTCCGGTAGTATTACTAAGAGCCGCTCCTTGACCGACGCCTGTATTATCTCCTCCCGTGGTGTTTGACTGCAAAGCGTCACTACCAACGGCTACGTTAAAACCTCCGCTGAGCGACCCGCTAGATAAAGCATCCTCACCCAAAGCTACGTTTGCCGTACCCGTAGGATAGTTACCATCTAGCTTGATGGTGCCATCAACGTGCAATTTTGCAGCAGGGCTGGTTATGCCGATACCAACATTTCCACCGTTGAAATAACTACCCCCCGCTGAATCAATAGCAACCTTTGTAACCCCTGTGTCTCGTAGGCGCATAAAGCCTTTGTCAAGGTCAACGCCAGAGCTACCACGCCTTCCCAGCAACGCTACGTCATAATCAGCAGAGCTAACTTGAATAGACGCCCCATCGCTTTTTACTTCAAGCGCGGTGGCAGGGCTGCTTGTGCCGATGCCCAAATTCCCCGACGTATCTAACGTAGCGGCAGTTAAGCTTCCGTTGACAACAAAAGACAGATCCCCATCGGTGTTACCTTCGACGGTATAAGCCGTAGTGCTAGTTGTACCAGACTTAATAATGCTCATATGATCACGTGCCTTTGTCCGGAAGCGATAGTCAACGTCACCCCACTTGCAATAGTAAAGGGTCCGACTGAGATACCGTTATATCCACTGCTAATCGTGAAATTAGCGTTCATCGTGTCAGCGTTAAGAAGTATACCGTTCCCAGCCGTAATGTTACCTGCCACAGTGACATCGTTGTTTGTATCTTCAAATACGGCTTTACCAGCAGGGTAATCACAGAAGACGTTTTTAGTGCCCGCTGAAAAATTAACTAAGCTACCGCTGTTTGAAGAAGACAGCACGGTATCTCGGGAAAGCAACGTGCCCGTAGCTGTGTAGGTACCAATTCCTACTTCCCACTCGTTCGCAGACTGATGCGCTATCGTGTAATAGGTTTCGTTCCCGTCACCGATAACAGCAAAAGACTGAAACTTATCAACGGCCCCTGCGAGCGTTAAAGTCCCAGTTCCAGTTGTTGTGGTAGTCTCGTTTACTCGATCAGCGAGCACCAGAGCCATTTCAGACTCCGATCAACTGATCTTCTAAAAACCACCGCTGCTGAGACTTACCGTCGATGTCTACCCACTCAAGTAGGCAATAAATCTGACCGTCTTCGTCCATACGCAAAGCAACTACTGGACCTTCTGGAACCACTGTTTTAACGCGAACATTATCGCCTTTTTTAAACATAGCTCACTCCTTAAACAGCGGCGAGGTTAAAGGTATAGGTAACGTTGAGGATATCGCCCGAGGTCACTACACGGTCTCCGGGAGCCTGAAAGTCAGACGCCGAAAACAAGATACCCGTAGTGCCACTCTTAGTGTTGTCGCTGATCAAGAACGCACCGCCCACCGTCGCCGTCGCATTGATATTAAACTGCGCGGGTGAAGCAGAGTTGCTGATTACAGACGGGTCAGCATTGGTCGCTGAACCAAACGAGCACGCTGGGCGCGTTGCATTGCTGTAAGGCACTATTTCAGTCCAACCACCGTGCGAAGCCGCCGTGTCAGAAGCCGAAGGCGTGTTAGTAGCCGCCGCACCGTAGAGGCCGATGTACCACGTGGCGGTATAGCTGCTGCCAGAAAAGTACTTGTCGTTCATGTCCTGAAGACCCACGTTCACAACAAGGTTGTGTGACTCCGCAGTCCACTTCAGGTTGCCGTCTTTATCACGGCATTCGATACGGTATACACCACCGGCACTGGCACTTTCACCTGCGCCGAGCGTCTTATTGATCGCAGCAGAAACTGCGTCAAGTGACTTAGTTTTCTCGTTAAACATTGAAATCTCCTTTAAACGATACGTAACAGCGCAGAGCTTGATGTGTTTGGCGGCATTTGCACCGTGAAGGTGTTAGTAGCTGTCTTGATCGCGCCAAAACTCAAGACCGCTATCGATTTGTTACTCTTACTCGCATTGTAGAGCAATCCCCCCGCTGCAGAGAAAGTCGCCGGGTTCCAAACCGCGTTGTCGAAACTAACGTAGGCTACGCCATCTGACGAACCAATTGTCACCCCTGTTAGCGTCACTCCACCCGCTGAGTAGCCCGTGCCACTCGTCTCGTTAGTCGCGGAATAGACCGTCGTTGTTTCACTCAGATCTGCGCTATCGGTATAAAGCGCAAGCTTGATCGTGTCAGTCGAAAGGTCATGTACCCCCGACAACAACTCGGTCTTAAAGCTAGTCGTTTGAGTTTGGTAAATCATGTATTAACCGGAACCCTAGCCTGTCCACTACGATACGAATCACGCCGGTTTAGCCCATCGCCAAGCCGCGTCAACTGTTGAACTGCTTCCTGATACTTCTGCTCGTAGTACGTCATCATGTCCTGCTCACCTTTCAGATAGGTATAAGCCTCACGAAGCGTACCGTAGAGCAGTACCGTCTCGAAGTTGTCTCCAAGCCAAGTCGTATTAGCCGTGACGATTGACTCCGGATAGTAGTAATAGTGCATCTCGACTTCATAAGCCGCGTCAGGAGTCGGCCCTAAAATGAGCGTATTGTCGTCGAAAATTGCGTAGTACTTCGGCACTCCGGTCGTGTCAGGATCAGGGAAAGACTGACGGATGAAGTTCACATCCTTATCCAACAGGAACTCTTGCACATTCGTAACCGGATCAATCACCGTCAAAGAGAAAGTCGAAAGCCAATCACCCGGCAAAGTAAGATACTTGTTGTCCGGAGTAAGCGTACCAATCGAGTTCTTTCTGATGGCTGGGATCTGAACGGAGTTAAAAATCCGCTCTTCCGCAAGCTGAACAAAGGTAGGGATATTCGCCACGAACGACGATTCCGTCGATTCGCAGTACTGCTGTACCAATGTTACGAGCGATGCGTAGTTCATCGATGGCTACCTTAGCTCCAACCGTCCCGCACTTTACCGTTAAAGCCCATGTTCACCTGAGACACGAACTTCGTACCCTTCGTCGCAGCGCCCGCACCCTTCATCTTCATGTGGGTAACGCCCTTGTTTACATCCTTCTCAGGATAGCCGTTTTCCCCAGTCGGGTCAGTATTCGGCTTGATCTTGCTCATATCTTTCATGTCAGTCTCTCCTAGGTCACACTAATAGTGACAGTACCTACTTCACCACGGGACACCAAGTTATTCGGCGTCAAATCCGAATCAACCCCCCTCGAACCTCCAACGGGGTTCCAACCCCACTGAAACATTCTACTACCCCCAGCACCGTCATTACCCGGAGCAGTGTAGCTCGTATCCGGTCTCGGGTTCCTAATTGCCTGCGGGTCGTCAACCGGGTACATACCCAATTGTAGTTGAGGCTGGTCAGCTTCCCAACATTCAGTGCAGACCAAGATATTCACGTTCTTAGTCTTGATGACCAACTCTTTAAGCTGCTTTAGCTTGTACCGGAATCCGCAACGGTCGCACTCGGCAATCGCGTGTTTCCCAGAAGCGAATCGGTTACCCATATTAGTACCCGCCTACAAATCCCTGTCTCGGCACAAACCGAACAGGAGCCTTCTCCCTATCCTCGCCCGCTGCTAGATCCCAAGCCTCGTCATACTGAGCTTTCAAGATTTGAACGCGGTCGGCTGCACCGGGGATCTTCATCGACAGCATGTAGGACAAGCCTGCAACTAAGCATGGAATAAAACGAAACGGGACATCCTGCCCGTTAGCGCCGTTACCCACATCGAACATCCGACGTAGGCGGGTATAAAAAAGGGTGTACGTGGTACTCGAATCTGGCAAAGGCCAAACCGTAAACTGGGGATAGACCACGGCACCCGTAGAATCAGTCGCCCCCGTACGCCGATCAATCCAAATCTGAATGGGCCTACCCGTTGCGTTTTTATTAGGTACCGCAACGTAAGTACTGGAGGAAATACGACTGATGTTGATATCAATCTGATTCTGCCCCGTGCCTGTACGGATCACATGATCAAGTAAATCTACCGTATCG